GTGTCGATGCGCTCTCAAAAAAAGCCCCACCCTTGCTTAAATTGCATTGTTTGCACAACGCTTGCAAGTTATCCATTGAGTCATCGCCTCCTAACCTTCTCGGTATGATGTGATCCACATGAGTAGCCTCAAGTCCACATCTCTGACAAGTATGCTGATCTCTAGTTAATACTCTCTGTCGTATCCTACGCCATAGCGCAGTACTACCGTCATCTCTTAGTGCTGATTGCTTAGCCATTAATGATAGTTATTCTTTTGAAAGAACTCCCATGCTTTGCATGGTGAACCATATCTGTTATCGATGTACTTCAATCCCCATTGAATCTGTTGCTCTGGGCTTGCTGTCTTTAGATACTCAGATCGTCCTTGAGGTATACCGTGATGACTACCATTGACTGCATCTGGATTCCATGCTGATTCTTTTCCATATAACTTACTTAAACATATCATCTGGTCTTTATCATCTACCAAGATAGCTGCATATTCTTTAATCGAAAGATATTGTTTCTCATCAATCGGTGCTACCGCATAAGCGGGTGAGAACAGAGATATCCCAATAGCAACTAGCACCCCGCGACCTACCCGCCTCAGCGGGTCGCGGTGAGCCCTTGATGGGCTCTGCGCCGTTAGCGTACCATCCATGTCAAATCCTTTCGTAAAACCGCAGGTCAAAGCGCGTGTCGAAATACATGAAGCCCAAGATCGGGCAAGATGCAGTTACGCAATACCTGTCGTTTGTTAGATAATTTGTACTTAGATAGATCAACTCCATGTAGAGCCTCTAAGTCTGGTATTTGTGCCGTTCTCAGGTTTTCACCCTCAAACTCAGCCTGCTCGATGTTGTAGTTAGTCCAGAAGTAATGTCTTTGCAGCTCGACTGTTGGCTTGATTAAGACATCGTAATAAGGCTTAACGTTCTCAACGACATAAAGCCCATTAAAGTGAGTAGATAGCAAAATGATTTCTTGATACAACTTCATGTCTGGATAGACTGCCTCAGTACCTCGATATTTGACCTGAATGTTGAATCTGAAACTACTGTGAGACTGGCATGGAGGGCTTGACCAGATATAATCGAACTCCTGGTAATGCTTTAACAGATATTCGTGAGCATCGCCTACGATAACCTCATCATTTGGATATAAGTCCTTGTAAACAGCTGCAATATCTGGATCTAACTCAACAGCAGTTATTTGATGCTCATCGCCCCATAAGCGCCTATTGCCACCGATACCGGCATAAAGGTTTAAGACTCTCATTGATGACCCCAACCCGTACCTTTGAAGGTTATGCCAAACGTCCCATAAACACGACGCATAGACTCCCCACAACAGATTGGATCTGCCTCCTCATGGATTGATTTTTCTAACTCCATGCTTATTTGGCATTTAACGCATTTGTACTCATAGATCGGCACGTTGGACACTCCATTCCTTTGAATAAGTATGTTCCATCTTGGTCGCATCTAACAATCTCATGACTTGGTGCTTTATTGGCGACAAGTGGCATTAAATCCTTGACTTTTCCAAACATAAGGTATTCGCCGGCATCCTCGCCTTGACCGTTGCAACGCATAATTACGATTGGCAGTCTGCCTTTAGAATTAGCAGCTGATTGCTTGATCCAGGCTAAAGGCTGAAAATCAGCCCTAGCCTTGACCTCAATAGATACGTGAGGGATGTTTAGGATGTCCTCGCCTTGACGACCAGCGCCAGCCGTATCGGCATACTCCCACCATTGTTTAAGGTAATCGGCTATGACCTTTTGAGTCCGATATCCTCGATGTTTGCGATGGTTTGTCATAAGTGCAGCTTGTCCTCGCATTTGGTGCAAAACCATACAACCAAGCCATCATCTCTGGTGTATTCGTTTACATGATGAAAGTCATCGCACATCGTGCAATTATTGACACCGCCATAACCTGCAAAGTCGTATTTGGCAGCTGGGTAATGCGCTTTTGTTATGTAATATTTAGCCATTGACTGAGTGACATCTCTTGCACGTCCAAGTTGCATTAGTCGGAACATCTGTATTTTCAGTTTTGACCAAATGGGCAATAACTACTTCCTCGTTACATAACTGGCATCTAACGGACATATGCATAAGGTTCATCCATTGTCCGTTTATTTTAACTTCAACAAATCCCATTATGCTCTCGCCTTCTGCTTTTCCCACTTGCCCGAACTGGCAAGGTTGTACCAACGGGTTGGGCAGTTCTGAGCCGGTGCTATGTTTCCACCTGGGCAAAAGAATCCGCCCCAAGCGCGACCGTTCTTTTCGCCCTCTTTCCACTTCATGTCACCATGCTCGCACTCCTCATGGTTTTGAACTCCCAGAATATTCTCAACGTTTGCAATAGCCTCAGCTGCGCTAATTGCTTCTGGTTGCTTAGGATCGCCGTAGATTGGCTCATTACTCCAAGGATCAGCAGCTAGTGCCTCCTCCTTTGTAGCAAAACTTGGTACTTCTTTAGCCTTGGCGATGTCCTTTGCTGATAGGCGTTCGACCTTGCTCATTTCCTCTCGAGAAGGTCTTTTACCTTTAGCTGCGTAACCTCCATTTGCAAGCGCCCGACCGATCGCGCTAGTCTCGCAATTTTCCAGCGCTGAAGTTGAATTAACACCGCGGTCAGTAACCTTCTCCTCAGCGTATCCGGTGGAAAACGCCACGCTATCTGCGAAAGTTCGATATAAGTATGCTTTAACAATAAATCGATCATTCTGAAATGACTCCAGTTCTGTGCTTATGCGAAAGTCTGGAAAGTCCTTGATGAACTTCTCTAGACGGGTTTCAACTGTCTCATAATCTGCCAAATTAAACACTTGGTAACTCCTCTTGTTTCATTAGATACTCGGTTTGTTCCGGTAATGACCAAACAGTACCGTCTGCCCAAGTCTGAACCTCGATGGCGCAGCTATTGCAATAATGACGGCGTGTGCCTTGGCTTCGTGGATGATTGCTGATAACTGTGTAACTTGCTGGCTTTTGTCCTAGTAATGAATTAACGCCATATCTGACTTTGCAGTAATCGCACCAAACTCCAGGAGCCGATTTAATAACTGTCAAGGTCACTCCAATCAGTTGATGCAATCTGTCCAGCGAGCGCAACGTATGCGCAGCCGTCCTTGTAACTGTCTGCGTGGTTTGGGCTCTCTTGTAAGCGTGAGATTTTGACAAGTGCCATGCAGATTGCGACTTCGTGAGGCTCGATGTTACGTTCAAGGTAGGCTGACCAGAGTTTGGCGATTCGAAGGTGATTGAGAGCTGCCAAGCCGTAATCTTTACCGCGGTCTGCGATGAGGTCTTGGGCTTCGTTAAGGATGTCATTAGCGCGCATTAACACTCACGCGCTGACTGTTCTTGCCAATCGCCAAGCCTTCTCGCTTGCCTTCTGTGAAACCTTTGCCCCAACCGACAATAAACCATAATATGTTGGCTAAAACCAATAAAACAATAACTGGTACTTGTAGATCATTCATTTGATTACTCCCGATTCCGTAGCCTGGGTTGGCTACTGGATTACGGTCTCATATTTGGCAGACAATTACACGTTTATTTTCATAACGAAACGGTAACGATTTAGCCCCAGCGCTTGCCTTGGTAAATGAATGATCCGTCTTTAGGATCGATTGGGATGAGTTCAGGCGTAAAACGCTTGTTATGCAAAGTACCAACGACAAAGCCCATCTGCCAGTTAGCATAACCCTTTGTGTAGCCCATACCAGGGCTTGAAAGGTCTACAAGGTTGCCAACCTCGACACCCCATACAATTCGCCCGTAGCGCCCTCCAGAGGCTTCAGAATGGGCAGATAAGCCAAGTCTGTGAGTGTGTCCAGATACGACTGACTTGCCCATACGCATAGCACCGTTTAGCGCTGTTTGTCCAGGCTTGTTTGATAATGGAAAAGCGTCTCCGTGGCAAGTGTGCCAACCTGGAGCAAAGTCAAAGCCGTTTGGATGGTACTTGATGCCTGCCTTGTCATAGCCCATAAACTTGTCATAACGCAGCTCTGGCAGGTTCATAAATGCCGGTAAACGACGTGACAAAGACTTATAGACGCGAGCGCCGTGATTAGATCCAACTACATCCGTAACGCCTAAATATTCAAGAATCTCTAAAGTTAGTTTGCGATCCTCATCGATGTTGCCTTCAACCTCTTGCCAAGGTTGGGCAAAGCCACCAAGTTGAGGTAGGTCAATTTCATCGCCGATACAAATCGTTTGATGAGGCTTATAAGCCCGTAAAAACTTGCCTAGGTTCTTGACTGCTGCTTCATGAAAGAACGGTGCCTGAATATCTGAGATCCAAGCAATCCTTTTGACTGTCATTTAGTCCTCGTCGTCGTCCTCGTAATCGCCAAACTTGTCCGGCTCGATTGGGTCTGGCAGAATCCATCTTGGATATGAGGGAACGTCGGTTATCATAAACAACGCTAAACCTTCATTAAAACCAGCCTTACGTAAAGATTTGTAATACTCGTGTAACCCGATGCAGTAAGCATCGAGTTTTGAGTAGCCCTGATCCTCTAGCGCTTTAGTAGGTTTTCTTGCCATGTGGATAAGTGTCCCTTACTTCTTTAACAATTCCATCATCTGTTCTTGGCGTGTCTCTATTCTTGCCAATCGGTCAGCGAGAGATGATCCACCATTCGGCGTAAGAGTCCACAACCAACCGCGAACCAAATAACGCAAACCGCCAACAACAATAGCAAGCGTTGAGGCAATAGCGAGAACCAATCCCGCCCAGTCATTAGCCGTCACTTTTTCGGAGTGGCATAACCAAATACGCCGGACAGGACTGCAAAGAGGATTGCTTTGTAATCTACTGAGAAATTAGATGATGCCCAAGCTGCTAGAAAAGCACCAGCAGTTAGAGCGTATGGATTCTTTAGGTTCATATTTTGCCTCCTAGCATTGGGATTTGGTAAAAGTCTGTAGCCTGGTCAGCAGCCTTTTGAAACGAGACGTGAACGTGCTTGGTGTGCGGGTTGATACCCTTGTATGTACGCCATGCCCAACCTCGTTTGCTAGATGCGATTTTGCCATTAAATATGATGTAAGCAATTCTTTTAGGATGAGACTTCCCATAGAGTCGAATCTGATCTGCAAGATCGGGCATGAGGTCAGGTTTTGACTTTCCGGATAAATCACGGTCGATGTCGATGGCACGTACCCAGCCTTGCTCATCAGGATTATGATCTGACTTGCGCGCAGAATGTCGTGTGTCGCCGATCCAGCCATCGCTAGTTCTATCTCGATCGGGGAAGGCATCATCGATCTGCTCCCTTAACTGAACGGCTGACTTTGAGAGTCTTGGTTTCATCCGAGAAGTAATTTCGCCTCGTCCTCGGTGATGCCTAAACGTTCTAATAAAGCAACTTTTTCAGCAGCTTTCTTTGCTTGGGCTTTTGCTTTTGCAACCGCTTCGGCTTTGTCAGATTCAAATTGTTCGATTTCCTCAACGGTCATCTCACGCTCAATAACTTCGCCAGTTTCCACATTGTGTTCTTTGATAAACATTATTTGACTCCGTAAAGTACATAGGTTCCTTGACTGACAAAACCGCCACTGGGTGTAACGGTTATGCGATCAATGGCTGTTGCTTGATTATAAATACCATAATAAAAAGACCTGCGCCATTTAGTATTCGCACCGTCTGCTGTTGATGTGTAAATGGTATCGGTAGTGCATCTTTTCCAAATTGAAGTATTTGCATAATTTTGTATGTGTATGACTCCGCTTTGAGTTGTTGCCGTGTTGCTCATGCCATCTGACATATCAATTCTTGTCGATCCAAATGTATTGAACGATGCGGGATTATTTTCAGCCGTTTGTGTATATCGTGTATTTGAATCGTTATTGAATCTTAATTGTCCATATCCTGTATTAGTTGCCGGTGCATAACCTAACAAAACTAAAACTAAATCCACATAAGTTTGATTAATTGAAGTTAAATCAAGCGAAGCACCAGAAAGCGAACCGCTCGCTAATACTGTCATACCGCCCGTGGCAGCTGCAGCCCATGTTGGCACACCACCATTAACAGTTAAAACTTGTCCCGTTGAACCAATCCCAAGACGAGTATTTGTATTGGCAGTTGATGAGCGATACTCGATATCACCAAGAGTCGTTGATGGGTTGAGCGCCTTGGTAGTAGTATCGATAGAGGAGCCGAGCGTGCGGATAGCAGCTGCGCCGTCCTTAACGAGATCGGTATCGTCTGGGGTTTCCCAAGCGTAGTTAGTTGTCGTTGCCATGTTTCTCCTTTATCAGGCTACTATTGTAGCGTCAATCCATTCTAGGTCAGCGTTAATTGTGTTCCAGGTTTCCGTAGCCGGTACCCCATTCCAACGCATAGCCTGGAGGCTATAGGCAGTTGGAGATACCGTTAAGGTTAAGTACAAAGCGTTATAACCGGCGCTAAAAGTCCAACCCTCGACAAAGCCTTGAAACTCACCGTTGGCTATGTTACTTGGCAGTTCAGTAATATTTACTGGCATACCCATAAACACCTCTAGCAAAGCATCTCGGTCTGTGTCATCGATCTCAGGGCTAGTGAGTGGGAAGGTAATTGACTTAAACTGCGCTTGAGGAAAGGCTCTAAGAGTCAAATAAAACTCAGCCTGAGCCAAAGCATCTGAGCCGTTTTCTAGTGAAGTAGTGATTTGGTAAGCCTGTTGCCCATAAATAGCGATAGATTCAGCATCTAGTGCTGACTGTTGAGCGTTAGCCTTATAAGTGATAGTTACGTTATTACGAACATCGCCTGAGCGCTTTGAAGTACGAATACCATTAGCAAGAGCGTGATTACCAGTTAGATCAACATAGCCATTAGTTGAAAGATATGAGCTGCGTCTAGTGCTATCGGCATACCCGATACGCCCTTCGGAATCCTCGTAAAGATAACCTAAGCCCGATGTTGCTAATTCTTTGACAAGGCTATAAATATCAGTTGTGCTTGATGATCGAGCCGTCAATTCATAATCGCCCGGTTGGTCAATATCGCCCAATCCAGAGTTCTCAGCATTAGCCCAGGTTGTTGTAGCATCATAAGTCGCCCAAGTTGTAGCAGCTGGGACTTCATTCCAAGTGTTAAACAAGGCTTGGCTGAGAATTGTAAAAATCTGATTGCCGTCAAAGTCTTTGCTTAAAACGCCCTCTGTGAGGGTTTTAGGCAGTTTTGACAAAGCACCCAAGGCAACTACCTTGATTCGTTCTGAAAGAGCCGTAGAGGAGGCTTGTGTGACCTCTACATCGATATCAGTAACATAGCCACCAAACAAGTTTACAAATGTGCCAGTTGAGTCCTTGACCTTGATTGAGATTTGGTCATTGATGTCCATAACGATTGGTGATTCGTCAAGGTTAATAATTTCAACATTGCAGTAACCCGCATAAGGCTGAGAATAGATATCTTGACGACCAGAGGTAATCGTTAAATTGGCAAGGGTAAGGTTTGTGTAATCGCCTCCACCATTAATAGTAACTTGCCATTCTGGATTCCATTGGGTCATAGAAGCAAAGCCGATCCAGCGCCACCGCCACCGCGGTATGAGGACTCGTTAATAATCTCGACAATTTGACGGGCTACGCCTTCCTTGTCCAAGGCTCCAGTTACGTTGATGTTGTAAGTATCGCCAGATGTACGAGCCTCTGCCATACGGAAAGAACCCACGTTAAATGAACCGATTGCAGCTGCCGCTGCGACTGCTGTAGTAACTCCAGCGATACCAGTTGAGCCGTTTCCGCCTGTAGTTGTACTTGTTGCTCCGCCACTTGATGCAACGGTTGTCGTTGGAGTTGATACCGTGCCAGTAGACATCGAGAAGTTACCCAAGGCTCCAGTAGCAGTTGATCCCCCAGTTGAACCGATTTTAGGTATATAACCAATATCGGCACCAGGCTTAATTAGGTTTACTCCAGTAATGATTTTATTAATGCCATCGATGGCAGTATTGAGTAAAGGTTGAATAGCCCCTAATACTTTGCCAATTAAGGTTATAACGACTCCAGCAATTTCACCGACTACCTTTAAGGAATTACCAATTACCTTACCAATCAAAGGCGCAACAAACTTAATAACTTCCCAGAAAGATGCAAACTCATCTCGGCTGTCCATAACAGCCTTTTTGACTTTATCAAAGATAACTTTGACACCTTCAAAGATTGGCTGAACAACTTTCTTGATTGTCGATCCAACATCGGTGATTGTCTTACCAAAGCCATCGCCCTCAGTAAGGCTAAATGCAGATGTAAATGCTTGGATAGCAGGTAAAGCATTTTCATTAATGAAAGATAAAAACTTATCAAGGATTGGCAATAAAGCCTGACCGAGTGTCTCTTTGGCTTCATCAAAAGCAATTTGAACTCTTGCAATCTTGCCGGCATAAGTATCAGCATTAGCAGCTGCTGCGCCACCAAACAACTGAGTAAGTTTGCCTTGAACTTCAGTAAAGGTCATCGTCTTTAATTCAGCAGAATCAAGTCCGAGCCCTAATTTACCAAGAGCTGCGGTATTGCCGTCATAGGCTTTACCCAGGCTATTTGCGACTGCCTCCAACGGCTTGCCAGTTGCTGTGCTGACATCCAGCGCGATCGCTAATAAATCTTGGGCTTTTGTAATGTCGCCGGTTGATCGAACTAAACGACCAAGAGCCGGACGCAAAGTATCATCGGCTACACCTGAAGCCAAAGACATCTGGAGGATTGAATCCTCGGTAGCCTTAATTTGGGCGTTAGTAGCGCCTGTTGCATTTTCAAGAGCAATCGCTAACTGAGTCTGAGCCTTCTCATCCTCAATCGCAGCCTTAACTCCATCGACTGCCAACTTGGTTGCATAAGCACCAGCAGCAGCGGCAGCAGCTGCAAAAGCAACTCCAGCCTTCTTTGAAAACTCACCTAGTTTGTTAGATGACGATTCAACGTCACCATTGGCAGATTTTAACTTTTTATTAAGATCATCGACATCAGCAAGAATCGAAAGTTTAAGGGTTCTATTACCTGCCATTAATCCCACTCCTTCAAAATATTGCTAAATGCTTCCTCCCACTTACGAACTAGATCCGGTTGGATCTGTCGCAGGGTTGGATAAATAAAGTAACCTGAGTTACCTCTGCCTTTGTTTGGTGTGCGCTTTGGGAACTGCTTAAAACGATTTGAACCAAACTCCATACCGTAAAGTAAATCTAAAGTTGAACCGCCACCGCTAAACTTTTGACGAGCAAAGCCGTAACTAAACTCACCAATCTTTGAAGTCTTGCTTACCTTAACTCCATCTGCAATACGGCGAGCAGCAGTCCCTGAAACCAAACGAGTCGATGCTGCGATCTTAATTTGTCCAGCAGCATACTCAGCAAGATTAGAACTTTCCTTTTTAGCAGCTTCAACGGCTTCCTCGGACATACCCTTGAAAGCCCTGGTAATACCGCGTAAATCTGATTTGTCATAAGCGATCTGGACTTCATCTGCCATCCTGTCGCTCCTTCAATACATCAATCGCGGTTAATATGTCGTCTGCATCATCCCAGTATTGCATCGGTATCCCCGTCTCTATTGCTAGAGATACGAGGATCCGCCTTATGCTTCCTGGTTGGTGGCTTTTGGGCTATCGTCTCCGACTGTTACATCAGCAACGGTCTCTGACCAAACATCGTAAGACTTAGTAGGCTTTCCAGCGTTTTCTCGCTTATAAGCGTTATAAGCCAAAAACATAAGATCCCAGATGCCAATCTTGTCATTAGCCTGAGAAATCGTGTTACCAGTTGCCTTCTCCCACTTTGCCCACTCAGGAGGCTGAGCCGTATAAGTTGCTTCGTCGCCTGAGTTATATGTAATTGTTATTGGTAGTTTCATCTTTGCTCCCGTTTGTTAGATGTTACGCTGAGAATGTATCGGCTGGTGTGCCGACTACTGTAAGCGCCCAAGTATCTGTTTGCGCTCCTGGTGCAGCTCCACCGATTGATGGAAATACTGGCAGGACGTTGCAAGCGAATACTGCGCCTGTTGCAGCAGTCAAAGAGACTGCAAGAGTTGTGTTTGGTGCTGAATCAGCAGCTGTCCACATCGCTTCGAATAGTGATGAGGCTGCACCCCAGTCTGCCAACAACTCTACGTTAAGAGTCCATTGGTCGTCTGTGTGCTTGTAAGCCTTGCCATCGAGTGTCTGATAAACGTCGATTGTTGGGCTGTTTACGAGAGTCACGCTAGTTGTCTGAGCATCGTAATTTACTGTTGCGATGGTTAGAACGAGGTCGCGACCCGTAATGACTGTTGTTGGCATTATTGGTTCTCCTTATGCTGTCTGCGTATACCAGGTGGATACGC